GGTGCGGAGCAGGGTGCCGAAACCGATGCCGAGGAGGCGTGAATGGGTAAATTTGGGATTGGTGCGCGGGTGCGCGACACGGATGGCGATGAAGGAGTCGTCGTCAACAAGCGCAAAGGCGAGCGCCAGGTGCAATACGACAAGTTCAGCGACGACTTCTGGATGTGGTGGAAGAAGTCGGAACTGACCGCAATCTCCACTGACGCTTGCGCGGAAAAAGGCGAAGTCGCATATAATGTCGGCGATCGGGTGGTGTTCCTGGACGAGGGCGGACCGGAAGGATGCGTCGGAACGGTGATCGTTGCCGACGTCGACAACACTTACGATGTCAAGTTCGACGAGTGGAGCGGGGGGCACTCTGGTGACTCACGCGACGGCACCGACTCGCACTGGTGGGCGGAGGCATACCAGATCGCACCCTTCCGCCTGGAAGCCGGCCGCTACTACAAGACGCGCGACGGTCAGAAGGTCGGGCCGATGGAGGAGTATTGCGAAGGTTTCATCCAGCGCTTAGGCGACGGGATGAAGTGGAACGACGACGGGTCCAGGGTGAACCGCAGCCACGAAGACATCGTCGCCGAGTGGGTCGAGCCGGAGGCAAAGGCTGCGCCTGCGCCTGAGCCCGAACCCGCCACCAAGTTCAAGGTCGGTGACCGCATCCGCCGCGTGCGCGACGGAGCGGCGTGGGCTCCGCTTGGATTCGAGGCTGTCGTGCAGGAGGGGCATACCTACACCGACAAGGGCGGTGGCGCCGGTTTCCGCATCTACGAAGACCAGTGGGAACTCGTTCCTCAGGCGCCGAAGTTCAAGGTTGGGGATCGGGTGGTCGCCAAGATGGGCACGGTAATGCTGCACGTTGGCCAAGAGTACGAGATCCTTCGATACAACGGCAACGGCGGCCCGGTTGTGCGCGTGTACACCTCTTCCGGCCATCCGTACGAATACGACTATGGGGATGACTGGTTCGAACTCGCCACCCCACCACTCCTAATCGGCCAGGCGGTCACCGCCACCGGCTACATCTCCGGCGCGAACGGCAACAACTTCTCTGTCGTGTTCGGCGACAAGTCCTACGACCTTCCCGCAACCTCCCTCAAGAAGGCAGCCTGACCCATGACCACAACCAACAGCAGTCTGTTCCGCCGACCGAAGCTCGACAATGTGCTGGCCACCTTCACCAAGGCGGCGAAGCATCTCGACGAGTTCATCACCGCCGCGAACGGCGATCTCGCCGGCCTCGACAAGGAAGCCACGCGCATCTCCGCGGAACGGGCCGCCATCAACTACGACATCGGCCGCGCCACGCGGGCCAAGACCAAGATCGCCGACCTAGTCGCCTGAACCATAAGGCGGGCCGGAAAGCCCGCCACCTTTTTCAACTGAGGAGCATACGCATGGCCAGTTTGGGCACACGTCACAATACCGCTGAGCATGAGGCGCCGAGCTACGGCACACTGCCGCTCGGCAACTACATCCTGGAGGTTTCGGCCTCAGACGTCACCGACACCAAGGCCGGCAACGGCAAGATTTTGAAGCTGACTTACGACGTGCTCGAGCCGGAGCAGTTCAAGGGCCGCAAGATTTTCGGCAACATGAACATCGTCAACCCAAATGCGACCGCGGAAGCAATCGGCAAGGGCGAACTTACCGCACTCTGCGAGGCGGTCGGCCTCGACGGCATCGAGGACAGCGAGGAACTGCACTTCCAGTCGTTCGCCGCCAAGGTCGGCCTCGAGAAGGCGCAGGAAGGCTACGAGCCGCGCAACAAGATCCTGCGGTTCTACAACCCAGAAAAGGACGAAGAGCCGGTGATCGGACTGCTCGACGCGCCGCCGGCATCCAAGGCGCCCGCCACCCGTGCGCCGGCCAACGACAACCGTCCGGCCGCCAGCAACGACAACGCGGCCAGCGGTGGCGCCAAGAAGTCGACGCCCTGGGGGAAGAAGGCGTAATGCCGCGGTTCGGGGCCTTCTTCGAAGAACTCCCGTCAGCCGTCGTTTCCTACTCGGTCGCGATCGGCGCCGCCAGCCTCGCCTCAATCGCGGCACGCGTCGCGGTGAACGTCGTGTTCGGCATCTAGCCATTGGGCGCCCTACGGGGCGCCCTTCCACCCACCAGAGGAGAATGCCATGGCTTCGAAAAAGCCCGCCGAAGGTATGCGCGTGACCATCGAACGCTCCGCGCTGTTGCGAGCGCTCACCGCCACCACCAAGGCTGTCGAGTCGCGGAACACCTACCCGATCCTGGCCAACGTTCTGCTCGTCGCGGAACCGGGCAGCCTGACGATCCGCGCCACCGATCTCGACGTCGAAATCACATCGTCAGTGCCGGCCGAATGCGTGCCGGGCTCGACGACGGTTCCGGCCAAGACGCTGCTCGAGATCGTGCGCAAGTTCGGCGACGGCGCCGAGGTGGTGCTGGAACAGGTGTCCAGCGCAAGCCTGCTGGTCAAATCTGGCCGCAGTCGCTTCCACCTCGCGACGCTCGCCGCCGATAATTTCCCGACGCTGCAGGTCGGCGCGTTTGGCGAGCCGTTTACCACCGACCTTGCCGCGCTGTTCGGCATGGTGTCGTTCTGCATCTCCGACGACTCGGCGCGCTACTATCTCAACGGCGTCTACATGCACACCGTCAATGAGCGGCTGCGGGCCGTGGCCACCGACGGGCTTCGCCTGGCTCGAGTGGATGGCGACGCTGCGAGCATGACGGCCGGTGTCATCGTGCCGAAGAAGACCGTCGGCCTGCTACCCGCTGGCGACGTCCAGGTCGAGCTTTCCGAAACCAAGATCCGCGTGACGGCCGGCGATACGGTACTCGTGTCCAAGCTGATCGAAGGCACCTTCCCCGATTACGACCGCGTTACGCCGAAGGACAACGAGCTCGTCGCCGAAGTCGACAGAGCGTCACTGATGGCGGCCGTCGACCGAGTCTCTGTTATCGCGTCGGATCGTGGCGGCAAGGCGGTCAAGGTCACCTCTTCGCCGGGCTCGATCGCGCTGTCCGTCACCAACCCAGACCACGGCGAGGCCACTGAAGAAGTCGCGGCAAACGACGACGCAGCCGAGATGATCGTCGGCTACAATGCCGGCTACCTCATGGACATGCTGCGCGCCGCGGGTGGGGCGACGGCTAAGTTCGCGTGGAAGGACGCTGGCGCGCCGACGCTGATCACCGGTGACAACGACAACTGGCTCGGCGTAGTGATGCCGCTCCGGGTGGCTTGATGGGTCGCGACCGCGAGACCACCAAGCAACTGGTGCGGGTGGCCATTGAGCATCTACGGGACGGAGAGCCGGATAAGGCACTGAAGGTTCTGGAAGATTGCAACCTGCCGTCAGAAGCGCCAGACCCGGACCAGTATAATATCTGGGACATTCTCAACAGACAGGAGGCGGCGCTTTCGGGCGCCGTCGCCTAGCCCTTGGCACCGCTCCCGCCCATGCAACTCGCCACGCTGACCGCTATACAGCGCGCGCTCGAGGCCGGCCACGACGACTGGGAATCGGTCGGCGTGCCGGCTGGCGACGTGGGCGTGGAGTGCGATCGCGCTTTATGGCTGGCGTTCCGCCGCACGACGGCGCCTGAAATCATCGACTGGCGCAAGCGCAGGATATTCGAGCGCGGGAACATCGAGGAGGAGCGCCTGCTGGATCTGCTGCGCGCGATCGACTGCGAAGTCTACGGCGAGCAGGACCGCGTTCGCGCGGCGGGCGGCCATCTGAGGGGCAAGATCGATGGCCTGGTCACGGGTTTGCCAGACGCTCCGAAGACCGAGCACGTCGTCGAGTGCAAGTCCATGAAGGCGTCGGTGTTCGCCGAGGTGCACAAGCACGGCGTGCGCAAGGGCAAGCCAGAGCATTGGGCGACGTTCCAGTTCTACTGCCACGCCAAGGGCCTGACCCGCGTCCTCTACATGGCGTCGAACAAGGACACCGAAGACCTGCATCTCGAGCGCGTCGAGTACGATCCGGAGTTTGCTATCCGTGCCGTGGCGCGCATTGAGCGCATCATCCAAATGCCAGAGCCGCCGAGCCGCCTGTGCAGCAAGCGCGACGACTTCCGCGGCACGTTCTGCCGGCAGGCCGCAGTGTGCTGGGGCGAGACGTGGCCGCGCGTGCACTGCCGCACCTGCTTGTTTTCGACGCCGGAGATGCACGGCAATGCGGCGTGGTCGTGCGCCAGGTGGTCCAAGCCGTTGTCGCTGGACGAGCAGGACGCTGGCTGTGAAGCCCATCTGTTTGTCCCGGCGCTGGTGCCTGGCGGCGAGCAGATCGATGCGGATGATGAAGCCGGAACCGTGACCTACCGTATGGCGGACGGGAGCGTGTGGGTCGATGGGGCGCAGCCAGCGCCGGAGGCAGCGTGATGCGTATCGGGCAGGCGTGGGAGAAGCGCGACTGGGGCGGTCCGAGGCCGACTTGGCGCTTGGTGCCTGCAACTATGGAGCGATATCCGCGCGGCACCTCCGGACCGTCTCGCTATGCCGTCCGCATTGCCAGCCGCAAGGCTGCAAAGCGGTTGGTCACAGCCGGCGACAGTTTTCGCCCCTACTAATTCGCATTCGCATTTATGCTTGCCCGACTCGGTTGGGTGTGCGCTTGTTGTCGGCCACGATGAGGGAACTATGCTGCAACTCCGCCCATATCAGCGAGAAAGCATCGACGCGCTGTACGCCTACTGGGCGAACGGCGGCGGCAACGGGTTGATCGTGCTGCCTACTGGCGCCGGCAAAGCCCTGGTGCTGGCGACCATCATCGAGGAGTTGCTGCGCGACTATCCGAGCATGCGCATTCTGAACGTCACGCACTCGGCAAGCCTCGTGGAGCAGAACTTCAAGGAGTTCATCGGCATCAGTCCGTTCGCGCCGGCTGGGATTTATTCAGCCAGCCTCAACAAGCGCGACATCGGCGCGCAAGTGCTGTTCTGCGGGATCCAGTCGGTGGCCAACCGCGCTGCCGATCTGGGGCCGGTTGACCTTGTCATCGTCGACGAGGCGCACGCGATCAGCCGCAACTCAGACACGCTGTATGGCAAGTTCTTCGCAGCGTTGCGGGCGGCCAACGAGGACATGCGCACATGTGGGCTGACCGCCACTGACTACCGCATGGACTCGGGCCGCCTCACCGAGGGCGACGACAAGCTATTTGACGATGTCGTGTACGAGATCGGTATCGGCGAGCTCATTGAGGCCGGTTATCTGACGCGCCTTACCAGCCAGAAGACGACGGCCAAGATCAATCTTAAGGGCGTCGGCACGCGCGGCGGGGAGTATATTCCTGGTCAAGTGTCGGACGCCGCCGAGGCCATCATCGAGGAGGCCGTGGCCGAGGATATCGCCATGTCGGTCGGCCGGCGCGCGGCGCTGTTCTTCAGCACGAGCAAGGAGAACGCCGCACACATCGCTCGAGCGATAGAGCGGCACGGTCGCACGTGCGCGGTGCTGACCAGCGACAACGCGCACCAGACGCGCGAGATATTCGATGGCTTCCGCTCCGGCAAATACTGGGCAATCTCGTCGGTGTCGATGATCACGACGGGGACGAACTTCCCGTTCGTCGACTTCATCAGCCTGCTGTTCGCGACCAAGTCCGCCGGCAAACTGGTCCAGGTGTTGGGCCGCGGCACGCGAAACTGCGAAGGCAAGTCAGACTGCCTCGTCGCCGACCACGGGAAGAACCTGGCTTACCACGGCCCGATCGACAAGATCCGTCCGCGCGATCCGACGAGCGGTGAAGGCGAGCAACCCAAAAAGTTGTGTCCAACTGACAAGACCGACATCGAAGGAAAGAAGGGCTGCGACGAGCTCCTGCCGATATCGGTGATGGTCTGCCATTGCTGCGGCTATATCTTCCCGCCGAGCACGGAAGAAAAGCTGACGCGGACCGCGGATAGCACCCCCGTGCTCTCAACTGAGAAGCCGTGGTCGACGGTCACGGCGCGCGCGTTCGCGATGCATCCAGGTAAGGGCATGCTTTACGACGATCGCGGCAGAGAAGTTGGCCTTGCGCCACCCAGCGTGAAGGTCACGTACACCGTCGACGGCAAATCGCGCGCAGAGTGGGTCTGCCCGCAGCACATGGAGCACCCGGTCGAGAAGTCGCGCCGCTACCCAAAGGCCAAGGCTGACCGGTACTGGGCACTGCACAAGGGCAAGGCGCCGTTTCCGAAGACTGTGAATGAGTTTCTCGAGCGCGCCGGCGAACTGCTGGCGACGACCGAGGTGCAGTTGGATTTCAGCAAGTCCAGCAAATATCCGGAGATCATCGCGCACCGGGCTGGCGAGGCCACATACGGCACGGAAGTCGAGCGCGCTGGGTCGGGCAATCTAGGCGCGGTGCTTGGACGGCGGGTGGCGGTAGATGCGCTGCCGCGGTGGCCGTCCGACTGGGACGAGATCCCCTTCTAGGAGAAAGTTATGCGCATCGAGAAGATTGGCGACGCGACGCTGTACCTGGGCGACTGCATGGAGGTCATGCCGACGTTGGGTCGGGTGGACGCGGTTTTGACTGACCCGCCATATGGGATTGGGGCGGACAAGAGCATCTCGGACCGCGCGAACAAGCGGCACGGAAAAGCTATAACGGCCTCGCGCGACTACGGCGACGTTTTATGGGACTCGGCTCCGCCAGAGCAGGCGGTGATCGACTTGGTGCGCGAAATCAGCGACCAGCAAATCATCTTCGGCGGCAACTACTTTCACTTACCGCCGTCTCAGTGCTGGTTGGTTTGGGACAAAGAGAACGGCGAGAACGACTATGCCGATTGCGAGCTTGCCTGGACCAACATGAAGAAGGCCGTTCGCCGCGTAAAGTGGCAATGGCATGGGATGATCCGCAAAGGTCGGGAGGAGCGGTTCCACCCGACCCAGAAGCCTCTGGGCGTTATGTCATGGTGCCTCACCCACATCCCTTCCGCCCGCACCATCCTCGATCCTTTTATGGGAAGCGGCACGACAGGCGTGGCCTGTGCCAAGGCAGGACGCGCCTTCATCGGCATCGAACGCGAGCCAACCTATTTCGACATCGCGTGCCGACGCATTGAGCAGGCTTACGCGCAGCCAGACATGTTCGTGGCGCCGCCGGCGAATGACAATGCGCCTGCAGCAGACATGTTCGCACATATGGAGAAAGCAGCATGAGCACCGAAGACACCAACCCACGCATTCACCTCGGCGCCAATGGCGGGCCGCCAATTGGCGTAGCCGGCGATGTAGGCGATCCTGGACACTACGACGCCTCGCCGCTCGACCCATTCGACGCCATCAAGCAGGAAATCGAAGACCTGTTCGGCGAAGCCAAGAACTGGGCGGACGGCGAGCCGATATCGTCGCCAGAAATCGCCGACGCGATGACCAAGCTATACGACTCGCTGCACGACGCCGGCAAGCGCGCCGAGGAACTGCGGGTCGCCGAGAAGAAACCGCTCGACGAGCAAATCAAGGCGATCCAGGAGAAGTTCAACCCGCTGATCCAGGACAAGAAGGGCAAGGTCGCGCTTGGCAAGGCCGCGCTCGGCGAGCTGCTGACCGCCTGGCGCTCGGCCGTTGCGAAGAAGGCCGCGGAAGAGGCAGAAGCTAAGCGGCTGGAAGCGGCGCGCATCGCCGAGGAAGCACAGGCCGCGATCCGCGCGTCGGCCGGCAACCTCGAGGCGCGGGAAGCCGCAGAGGAACTGCTGAAGGATGCGAAGCAGGCCGACAAGTGGGCGAGCCGCGCCGAGAAGAAAGCGACGACCGGCACTGGGCTTCGCACGGTGTGGGTGACGACCGTGGCGGACCAGGAAGCGGCGTTGGACTGGGCATTTTCGAAAGCGCCCGGAGAGTTCCTCGCGCTGGCGCTGTCGCTTGCAGAGGCCGAAGTTCGAGTCGGCAAGCGAATAATTGCGGGTTTCGACATAAAAGAGAGCAAAGTCGCCACCTGATTTATGCGAAGTCGCATATATGGTGTTTGGCAACGAAGCAGGAGGCGGTAGTGAATACAGACGAAATCCAAGCGCGCATCGACGCGATCGCAGAGTCCGTAACGGGTCGAACGAAGCTGCGGTACTGCAGTTTCGACATTAAGGCTCATGAAGCGCCGGTTGTGTTCATCAGCCACAACCCGAAGTTCACCAACGACTACGCAGACGAAGTCTCTCGTGTGTTTCGAGTCGGATCACAAGGCGAGACTCCCGCCGATATCCTCGACGCCGCCGACGACTGGGCTGCGTCATTGCCGACCCGCGACGAGGCGGAACGTACCGCCTTCATGGACAAGCTCGCCGGCGTGATTGAGCACGGCAGGCGGATCGGCATCGAAGACGGCTTCGTCAACCCGCTGCTCGATCTGATGAAGAAGCTCAGCGAGAACGCGATCACGCATCAGGTCGAGGTGGCGCCATGAAGTGGCGCGTCGAAGAATACGAGAACGCGTGTTCACAGCGCAGCGTCAGGGTGCGGTCAGATGATGGCGAGATCATCGCTGACAACGAGCCCTACTATCCGGAGCCGCTTGATCCAAAGCATGCGCACCTGATCGCTGCTGCGCCGTCCTTGCTGGAGAACCTGAAGCGCATGTTGCTCGAATTCGACTTCATGGTCGAAGGTGGGCACATACCGGACCACCGCAACGATATCGTCTTTGTCGACGCCCGCGAGGCGGTCGCCGCCGCCGAGGTCACACCATGAACCTCGCCAACGCACCACACGCCACACCCGACCAACTGCTGGCCCGCGCCGACGCGCTCGACGACGAAGCGCGCGGCTACGAGGCGGTCGGCATGTCGCTCGAGGCACACGACAAGCGGTCCGACGCCAAGACGCTGCGCTCACTGGCGCGGCAGGCCAGGGCCTGCATGGGGAGGCAGGGGGAATGACAGCGCAGATGTTCATCGACGAGTCGATCACCTTGCCGCCGGGCCACTACTTCACCCCGGCGCGCGACGTCACGCTGGCAGCCACCCGCGCGCTTCTAGACACCGACGACTACGCCGCCGGCCTCGTAGCGGCCACCGTCTCGACCGTCCAATCCACCAACGAGTCCCGACCGGCATTCGTCAAGCGGATCGTGCGTGCCTGGCTCGAGGAGATGGCGAATGGCTAGCCCTCCGCGCTCAGAACAGACCCACAGGTGGCCCGCCTCCACAAAAGCCCGCGTGGCCGTGATCACCGAGCTCTTTGCCTCCGGCATGGGCCGCCGGCAGGCAGCCGACGCACTTGGCATCAACATCAACCAGCTTGCCGGCGTGTGCTTCCGCAATGACCTGCGGCCGACGAAAGCACCGAACACGCCATGGGCACGGCTCGGCTCGAGCGCGGCGCGGCTGGCTGCCATCCAGGCTATGGACGCCGAGGGCTTGCACCTAGACGTCATCGCAGAGCGGCTTGGCGCGACCCGCACCGCAATCAACAACGTGGTCCGCCGCGGCACGGCACGGCTGGTGAACAGCGGGCCGATGGTGCGACCAGCTCCGGTGTTTGCGGTGCACCCGCTGCCCGGCCCGGAGGTGTGGGCGCCACGCGGGCGCGTGCTTCACATGGACCAACTAACCGAGCACACGTGCCGCTGGCCCATCGAAGTCGACGGCGTGCCGGCTGGTTTCTGCGGCGACCACATCGCGGCGAGATCCTACTGCGCACATCACTATGCCGTCGCATACCGCCCGTCGTCAGGGCGCGTATCGCGGTTCGAAGAAACAGTGGCCAAGCGGAAGCCGATGGCTTCGGCAACGGCAATGCGGCTTACCGGCGTTGCGGCGCGGCGGGTGGAGAATGTCGATGCTTGAGCCAAACCCGCTGCCGCAAGGGCCGTTCGGCGCGATTTTGGCTGACCCGCCATGGTCGTTCAATACGTGGTCCGGAAAGACCGGCACTCCACATCGCACGGCCAACGACCACTACGTCACGACCGCTACCGTCAAACTTGCAGACATTCCAGTTGCCGATGTCTGCGCGCCGGACTGCGCTCTATTCATGTGGGTCGTCGACAGCCATATCGACCAGGCGATTGACCTTGGCCGTGCATGGGGATTCAACCTTAAGACCCGCGCATTCACCTGGCGAAAGCTTGCCGCTAACGGCAACGCGCGGATCGGTATGGGCTATTGGACGCGCAAGCAGACGGAAATGTGTCTGCTGTTTACGCGAGGCAAGGTCAAGCGGCTCGACAAGGGCGTGCGCGAAATCATTGACGCGCCGCGCCGAGAACACAGCCGAAAGCCAGACGAGCAATACGCACGCATAGAGCGTCTGGTTGCCGGGCCGTATCTCGAGTTGTTCGCTCGGCAGGCTTGGCCGGGCTGGGCTGCTTGGGGGAACCAAGTCGGCGTGCTCGAGGCAGGAAAGCCTCTGGCTGCGGCGCTGAACGACAACGACCTGTTCGGAGCCGCTGATGCCGCATAATCCCACCTCATCCGGCCCACCCCTTCACACACCCACCACGTGCTGGTGCTGCGGCCGGCACGCAACCGGCATCGGCATGGACGGCTTCGGTCGCGACGGCAAGGGCGACCCGCGCTGGCTGTGCGACCTGTGCGTGCCGCTGATGCACCAGATCCGGGCCGCGCGGCGGTTCGACACCTACGAGGAGAATGCCGTGACCGCGACGATTTTGGGGGTAGGGGATTTGGTGGCCGAGTGGGGGTCCGACCTGGCCGAATGGGAGGAACAACAAGTGCGTCAGTTCGTGACCGAAATCATCCTTGGGTTCGGGGATGCGATCCGCGAGCAGGTTCGTTCGACCGAGGTGCCTTTCTAGATGACCACCTCCCTAGACCTAGCCCTGAGCTACATGCGCGCCGGCATCGCCGTGTTCCCGTGCCGTGCTGCACCAGAAGAAATCCACGACCCGTCGACCGGAGAAGTCGCCACCGTCGGCGCCAAGACACCGCTCGCCGGTACGGGGTTCAAGGCGGCGACGAAGAACGAGCGCATCATCCGCATCCTGTTCGGCGAGCGCCACCCCGACGCCATGGTCGGCGCGCCCACCGGCGAGCTCATGGGCGCCTGGGTGCTCGACGTCGACGTGCACACAGATGACGACGGCAATGTCATCAACGGTTATCACACGATCGCCGGCCTCGAGGAGAAGCACGGTCCGCTGCCGCGCACCGCAGTGGCCAAGACGGCTGGCGGAGGCGAACACCATTACTTTGCCTACGCGCCAGGCGTTCGCAACCGCGGCAAGCTGGGCGCGGGCCTCGATGTGCGGGGGCAGGGCGGCTATGTCATCATGCCTGGTAGCAAACTGGCCACCGGCGCCGAATACACCTGGCTCGACTGGGAAGGTGACGGGCTCCCGCCATTGCCCACCGCCCCCGACTGGCTGCTCGATCTCGTGCTGCCGCCGGCGGCCACGCACACAGCAGTCAGCGACTACTCCTACACCGCCGGCGAGAACACCGCCTATGTCGAGCGCGCCGTTGAGGCCGAACTATCCGCACTCGCCGCCACCAGCCAGGGTGGGCGCGGCGAGGCAGTAAACCGCTCTGCGTTCTCGTTGGGCACGCTGGTCGGCGCCGGCGCCTTGTCTCGAGAGGAAGCAGAAGCCGGACTGCTCGACGCGGCGTTTTCGAATGGCGTGGTGGCCAAGGACGGCGAGAAGGAGATCAAGCGCAAGATCAAGCGCGG